TATAGAATTTATCAAGAAAATTCTATTTTATTGATTCATTCAAATGAAATTTTTAAAGCCGAAGGAATTGCTAGACTAGCAGCAATAGGGCACATTTCACTTTTAGAAAAAAAAGCACAAGGACATTTTCTGTAGAAAATGTCCTGGGAAAATTTTAGTCTATGATTTTGGTGACAAACTTTGCTAAGGGGCCTTTTGGAGAATCACCCACCTCAAAAGTAACTTTGTCACCTTGCTTTAAAGTTTTAAAACCTTGGCCTTGAATTTCTTTGAAGTGTACAAAAAAATCTTTGTCGTTGGACGCGATGAACCCAAATCCTTTTTGGTCGCTAAACCATTTCACAATTCCATTTTTCATTTCTATAGTCCTTTAAAAAATCTATACCTAAGGCAGTAAATTTTAGATTACAGCTTATTTCTAAACGATACCTACCTTACCCTATTCAAAAACTTAAAATCGCTGTATCAGCTTCCAGAGCCGTTTGCATAGTTGCACATTACTTGCTCTTTCAAAATCTAATATATCTTGTTTATCATTTTCATTCAATAGCCTTTTAGTTAGATAGGAAAAATAGGAGTACTAAACTAGTTGATGCTTAGCATGAGCTAGCCTTTGCTAAGCATCAGCTAGGATTTTTAAGGAGTACTAATAGGATTTTTGATAGGACTAATGGTATTAATAGAAAATCCTTTTTTTAATAATGCAAATTTCCCCCATCGTATCGCCTTAATTTTCCGTTTTTATCTTCATAAGTTTTCTTAGGTTTTTCTCTTTCTAAAAATTCTATAAACTTTTTTTGCCAGTCTTTTGATCTAGTTTTATACTTTTTACTTACTTCTATAAATTTATTTAACAAATCTACAGTTGGCATTTTAACTCGTTCCGCTGTTTGCCATAAAAATTCTTTTCCTATCTCATCGGGAGTAAAGTTTTCGGGGACAAAATTTAAACAATCAGAGCCATGAGCTCTGTTTTTTTTATTTTCTTGTATTTGTTTATATTTATGTCCGACGTTTTTGTCGGGGGGTACCGACATTTTTGTCGGGGGGGTACCGACATTTTTGTCGGGGGGTAATGCTTCATTGTTTATTTTTTCATCAAAGTTATCCACAGGTTTTTTATTTTCGTAGTGGTCTAAGCAGGCTTGTAAAGGTTGATGCATTAATTCATGGTCTAAAAAAATGAAGCTATTAATCCCTCCTTTGGTAGCCTGATAAGTTTTGATCAATTTAATGTCTCGTAATTCTTTTAATCCCCTTTCTATTACTCTCGCATGGCATCCGATTTCTGCTGCAAGCTCTGGGACTGACCTACTTACAAATCCTTTTGTGTTGCTCCATTGAGCAAGCCGTCCGTATAACAATTTTGCTAAATGCGATAATTTCTCGTGCGGTACTTGTATCAACCAACATGGGATGTAGACAGCAGGTGCGTGAGATTTTGGATTGTGTATTTTAAGATCAGATTGTGACATAAATTTCTTCTCCTTAAGAATATTTATAAGTCCTTTTAACAAAATTTTTGAGTACTTTTTGTCCTTGCGAGGTATTTATAAAATCAATACGAGATGTATTTTCTTTTGAGATTTTCATGATATAATAGCCTTGTTAAGTTAATTACTGTAAATGTTCTGTCGCCAAACTTCGCATTTACAGGACCATAGGCAAGGATGCCTAGAAAATTTAATCTTTACCTACAATTTCAAAACGTCTTCCTTTTGTTTGTCCAAATATATTTTTTAGCCATTTTTCGACCAATTTAATTTCTTTATTAGTAAAAAATAAATCATATCCAGGCGGCGCATGTTCATAAACTGAATTTGCTATTTTTGTTAATAATTCTCTGGCTAATTCATTCGGCATGAATTCCATTTTAACTCCTTTTGTTTTTACTATCCTATAAGATAGGATAGCGCAATTATATTTTTTATAATAGCCCTATAATTTTAAGAAAAAAATTCTTTCTCGGATTTTTCCATGTCTTTGATAAGATCATTATTGAAATAACGATGCAAACAACCACTTGCTATGAATGATTTTTTTCTTAATGTTTTATCAACACTATTCAAATCTTTAAGCAATTTTATTAAAAATTTTATCTGTTTTTTAAGACTTCTTTTAGCTTCAAGTATAACTTCGTATTCTTTTGTCATTCTTTTTTCCTTAATAAATTATTTAATAAAAATCCCAATAAAAATGATTCAAAAAAAAGTTCTATACCATGTAAACCTAAATGAGTAGCAAAAATAACATTCATTATAGCTGCACTGAAAAGTGCTAAATAAAAAGAAAAATCCAATGAAAAAAACCATTCAGTAAAATATTTCCATTTGCATTTTTTCATATACGTGTCTCTGGTAGTGAATCTTACATTAGCATCAATGCTGTTAATATGAGTTAAATGATTTAAAAATTCTTCAGCCGAAGAAAAAATGATTTTGCATTGTTCACAATGATATTCTATGTTTGTTGTCATTTACTCATCTCCATAAATAAGGCATCGATGTCATTAGTGCATGTTAGAATTTACTTTTTTCCCAAATTCTATTGTGAGTTCCTCAATATCTTTAATTAATTTTTTATCAAAATAATTCATTATACATAGTACAACAATAGACGTTTTTATTCTTACGTTTTCATCCATATTTTGTAATTGTTTCTGCAACATTTTCAGAAAATCAATTTTATCTGTTAATAACATATTAGCATTTTTAATAAGATCATCTTCAGCAATCATTTTTTATTCCTTTTAATTAATTAATTAAAAAATTTTACTATTTTTATCTGAAAAAGGTGGAATTGGTTTATTTTGATAAACCACTGCTTGAATAGCAGTCATCCACCAGTCACATATATTACAACTATCGTGATAGGCTTCTAATTTTTGATAATCCCGTATTATGGATGTAGCAATACCTAATAAAGTTGACAATCTATAATTCATATTAATAACTTCTTGCACATCTAATTCTTTCATTTATTCATCTCCGCAAATCATTTTTTTAAGTTTTTCTTTCATAAATCCTAAATTATGTTGCTCTTCCAATAATGGTTTCATTGCAATATACCACTCGCCGACCTGATAGCAAATATGATCTTTTTGTTTTGCTGTAAAAGGAGGACATCCTTTAATTTGATATTCAACTTCTCCAAGGGATTCAACCAAAACATCCAGCATAACATAAGCTGAATAAGGATAAGTTTTTGAACCCTGTACGTAATATTTACTGGTAAAATTAAATAATAATTCTGTCATTTGTTTTTTAAGTTCTTTATAAGCGTTAAATACTTCATCTTCAATTTCTGTTCTATTTGCTATTGTCATTTTCTACCACTCCCCAATAAATTATTAAATCCTCCAAAGACAGAATAATTCCCCCTGGAAATCTTTTATTATTTTTTATCTTCATTTTTAGTCCACTCCGTCTTTAATTTGCCGTTTGTTAACCTTTCAATTTTATACTGAGAAGCTTCCGGGATGAAGCCCCATTTAAGCCAATTTCCTAAAGTACAACCTGACATTCCAGTCATTTTATGAAAATTATACTGACTTTTATAATATTTTTTTACTTCTTTCGGCTTCATTATAATTTCTCCTATTATTAATTTTAAAAAATATTATATACCAAGTATTGACTTATAACAATATTTGTTATAATCTTGTTTTACGTCAATACCGACGCACTACATAAAGTAAAGAGGTAAATAAAATGAGAAATTTTACAATAGTTCAAAAACCATTTTTTGAAAAAGATGGTATCGTGACAATTGAGTATGATTCAAATGATAAATCAAAAAATATTGATGATTTATCAAAAAAAATTACTGAATTAGAAAAAGTAAATAAACAATTAGCAAAGCTTAATTTAAGAAAAGAAGAATTGACAGATATGATTATTTCTGACATGAAACATAATCATGAAGGTCAAAAAACCTATGAGTATGAAGCATGGAAGATTGAAATAAAAACTCCTATTACATACTGTTTGAATAAAAAATTATATGAATCAAAAAGCATAACATTGCCAGCCAATTTCAATCCTATTAAAGAATCTATATCTTATTCGATTGACAAAGGTTTGTGCGATAAATATATGTTGGAAGCACCAAAAAAAGTAAGAGAAGCGCTAGCAGAATTAATTGATAAAAAGCCAGGGAAAGCAAGCATTACTATAAAGGAGAGAATATAATGAGTAATCCAATCTTAGTAATAGGTCAATCAGGAAGTGGAAAATCTACTTCTTTGCGCAACCTAGATCCAAAAACAACATTTATTATTAATGTTCTTGATAAGCCACTTCCTTTTAAATCTTTTAAAAAAAGTTATCAGTGGGTTACTAAAGATAAAAAAGGAAATTATTATTCTACTCATGATTGGGCAAAGGTAATAGGATGTATAGAAATGGTAAACAGAGAAAGGCCAGAAATTACTACACTTGTTATTGACGATTGGCAATATATTTTGTCTTATGAATTTATGAAAAAAGCTACAGAAAAAGGGTTTGATAAATTTTCTGAGTTGGCACAACATGGCTGGTCTACTGTAAATTCTTGTTTATCTACACGGCCAAATTTGACTAGTTTCATTTTAGCTCACAGCGATGTTGATGCAACCGGTCGATCAAAACTTAAAACGATTGGAAAAATGCTTGATGAAAAAATCACACTAGAGGGTTTATTTACAACTGTTTTACATTCTCGTGTTATTGATGGTGAGTATAAGTTTCAAACGCAATATGATGGTGAATTTTTAGCAAAAAGCCCTATGGGTATGTTTAAGGATCATCTTATACCGAATGATTTAGTTGCGGTAAAAGATGCTGTAGAAAATTACTTTAATGATGAGGTATAAAATATGAACTTTTGGGAATCAGAATTAGGCGAAGTAACAGGAAAAACAGAAGATGCGTTTGCAAAGCAATTTACGCAAATTCCAGATGGAACTAAAGCATTAGCTAAAATTGAAAGCTTTAGTAATCAATCTTATAAAGATTCAGGTTTTAAATATCTAAATATTGAATGGATATTGCAAGATGGGGAATTTAGAGGACAAAAAGTACAGCAAAAATTAAAAGTATACGGGGGTGACCAACATGATAAAGATCCCATGAGAACTCGTCACCGTGCTTTAAATATGCTTAAGCTTATTTATCAATTATTTAATATAAAGCCTAAGCATGCAAATCCTCCGACTGATCAAGATCTTGCTATGTTTGTAGGAAAAATCGCAGGTATTAAAATTAGAGAAACAGCGCCAAATGATAGAGGAAAACAATACAATTGGGTTGCTGAAATCCATTCTTCATTGGGATTTAAAAGTGAAACTGGAGCTGGAATACCTATTATGGCTCAATCTACAATAAATAGTTATTCATCTTATCAAAAACCTGAAGATAGTGGATTTAGTCCTAGTCCTATTAAATTACCAACAGAAATGGATGATGATGTACCATTTTAATTAATAAAAATTATGGCAATCTCGGTGTGGACAGTGACACACTAGTTTAACCTGAAACGGTAAACAGAGGTTCCAGTTTACTAAGCGAGTATGTCTGAAATAGGGAAGAGCGCAGCAATAGTCTACCTCAAGATGACTGCGACTAAGGAGCTAATCCACTAGAGCCGACGACATACATAGCCGGTGCAATTCCGGCAGATTGCCAATATTAAATTTAAAAGGATAAAAAATGAAAAAAATTATACTTTGTATACCTTTATCGGAAAGAAAAATGCCTCCTACCGATCAAAAAAATTGCATCCCGCATGAATGCCCTTTTTGTAAAGAATTAATGTGGGTAAGCGAAGGAAAAAGAAATTTTATAAGAAATCATAAAGACACTATTTTGATTTGCATGATATGTATAGTGAAAGCACAAATTAAAAACAGGGTAAAACTAGAAGACGTGCAATTTATTGATATTAATAATTTTCATTAACTTAAATTTAAAATGATAAAAAATACATTAAGTAATAAAATAGAAAAAATGCAGTCGCGAGATGATAAAAAAATTCGCGACTACATTGGGGCTTCTATAATTGGCTCAGATTGTCCTCGTCAAATTTGGTACGAATTCAAAGGATATCAAGCAGAAGAAGTGCCAACAAAAATACGTAGAACATGGGAAATAGGGAAAAAAATTGAAGAATTAATATTGAATTGGTTAACTCTTTCTGGAATTTCAATTATTAGAGATTGGGATGAATTAATAGCAGAAGGAATGCCTTTTTTCAAAGGAAATCTTGATGCAGTTTGGATGAAAAAAGATAAACCTTTTGCAATTATAGAGGTAAAAACCGCGAAAGATTCCAGTTTTAATGTTTTCATAAAAAAAGGTGTGAAGATGTGGAATCCACAGTATTATGCTCAAATACAGGCTTATATGGGCATGAGCGGCATATTTAGTGCATATATACTTGTATTAAATAAGGATAATAGTGATATTTCCGACGAATTAGTTTCTTATGATAAAGATTTTTATGAAACATTAAGAGAAAAAGCTTTGATGATTTATAATGCTAATGTTGAACCAGCAAGAATTAATGGGTCTCCCCTTTGGTATAAATGTAAAATGTGTAAATTTAATAAAATCTGTCATAAATAAAGGAGCTACAAATGGAAAATTTAACTGTAAACAACTTTAGATTAAAAGCTTTAGCCGAAAAAATGAAATGTTTTTTAAAAGTTTTAGAAGAAAAGATAGCTTGTTTAGAAGATGAAAAAGGAGATACCTTTGAAAGGTACATGTGTTATATAGATAGTTACGTGTTTTTGTTTTTACTTGAAAATATAAAACCATTAATTAAATTTTGCCTTGTGGCAGGTAATCAATTACAGCATGAAATATTTCATACCAAAACTGGTATAGAGAATGGATGGGATAAATGTAATATCGAAAAAAATCCTTTTTTTGAACAAAATGATAGTGAAAATAATCAGGAAAAAAAAGAATCTCTGGAAGAAATGTTAATTTTTTTAAAAAAAATTATAAATTTGAAGAAAAAATAAGGGAAATATTAAATGACAATCAACGAAATATTTGAAAAATATACTGATGATAGACTATTTTTTTATAGAAAAAATATAGAAAACCTCAAACTTGTTTGTTTGGCTCAATTAAAAGTTTTAAGAAGATGGTGTAAAACCGGAGATACTGGATATGGATTTCATATTTCAAAAGAAATGGTAGAAGACAATAATGCTAATGATTGGGAATTATTTGAGGAAAGAATAGATGGCTAAAGGGAGGATTTCAATAGATGAATCAATTAACAAAAAATCATGAAAAAAATTTATTATCATCTGAAGAACAAGTATTAAATGCTCATCAATTTCTAAAAGATTTTCTCAAAAAATTTGATAATGCAAAACGAGGGGGAATTCATGATTTCATGGAAATTGCACTATTTAATATGATTAATTTATCAATAAAAGAAGTTGATAAATATCTTCAAACAGGTCATCACGAAGTAAATGCAACAGAAATAATGCACATTGTTGTTGACTCATACCAAAAAGTTTTGGATGGAATTAAGCGTAATTTAGGCACAATGAGACCAGTAAATTTTGAATAATAAGGTATATAGCAAATGATTACTAGCATTTTTATTTCAGCTTTTTATGAAAATTTTGATAATGGTGTAAATATTGAAATTAATCGATGTGATAATGATGATAATGTTACTATAAAAATTGTAGATGATGGAGAAAAATATATAATTCCATCGTTTGAAATTAATTATAAAGAATTAAAAAGTGCAATATTAAAATTAGATTTTAAAAATGAAACTTAAAAGGATAAAATAATGTACTATTATTTAAATGAAGATCATACCTATAGACCATGCACAATTGAGGAAAGTTTCTATCAATCGATTAATATAAATAAACATGTAAAAAATGAAAAAAATAAAAAAGTGAATGATAAAAAAATGAAAACACTCAGACCTTATCAGCAAGATGTACTAGACAAACTAAAAAAAAGATTAAAAGAAACTGATTGCCCTCTTTTAGTAAATGCCAGTGTTGGCGCAGGAAAATCTCTTATTATCGCAGAATTATTAAAAATAATAGAACATGCAGGTTGGCGTGCATTGTGCCTTACAATGAATAGCACTTTAATCCGTCAGAACACAGATACTTATATAGAGCAAGGAGGAAAAGCAGGAATTTATTGTTCATCACTTGGTATAAAAAATACCGAAGAACCTATTATTTTCGCATCTCCAATTTCAGTGATAAATAGTATTAAAGCAGAAACCAGTTTTTCAAAAATACCATTTAATCTAATTATTGTGGATGAATGCCATAATATTAATTTCAATGATAAAAATACAATGTATATGCGCATATTCAATCATTACAGTATTTATGCGCAAACCCTTAGCCATAAAATTCGTTTTGTTGGATTAACCGGGACGCCATTTCGGGGTAAAGGATATTCCATTGTTGGTAAAGATCTTTTTTTTAAAGAAGAAGTATGCTCAATTACTGCGGAATGGCTTATCGAAAATGGATATTTAACACAACCAATTTGGGGATATTGTGAAAAAACACTTCAATATGATTTTAATCAATTAAAAATTAATGCAATAGGAAAATTTAACTCTAGTGAATTAGAAGAAGCTATTCGTAAAAAACCTCGTCTTACTGCAAAGATCATGGCAGAATTAACAGAGATTGTTAAAAATCGTAAAGGTGCATTTATATTTGCCTCTAGTGTTAAACATTGTCAAGAATGTGCGGAATGGTTACCGCCAGAGGAAACTGCAATTATTACAGGTGAAACACCAGACAAACTACGTGATTTTTACATTACACAAGCACATGCTGGTATTATTAAATATTTGGTTAACGTTAATGTTTTGTGCACAGGAATAGATGTACCTAGCTTTGATACTGTAGTTTTTGTGCGTCCTACTGAATCGCTTGTTCTATACATACAGTGTTTGGGCCGAGGATTGCGATTGGCAGATGGAAAAAAAGATTGTCTTATTTTAGATTACGCTGGAAATCTTGATCGGCATGGTGATATTGACAACCCAATTATCAATAAAGCAATACAGCCAAAAGCTTCTAATGATCCTGAGTATTGCATTGAATGTTTTAATTGTAGTTCTATGAATAAACTTACCGCTCGTCGATGTGTTGGTATTAAAAATGATAAACGCTGTGATCATTGGTTTGAATGGAAAGACTGTTTTGCGTGCGGAATAAAAAATGATATTGTTTCAAGACAATGTCGATCATGTAAAGTAGAGCTGATAGATCCAAATAAAAACTTGAATAATATTGCATCAAATAAAAAAAGAATATTATTGATAGTAAAAAAAACTAGATATTCTTTAAGTATTATTAATGGTATTCCAAGGTTTGAAATTATTTATTTTATTGATATGAATAAAAATCCTACATCTTTTCAATTTGCTAAAGAAAGTTTTTTATTAAGCTCACATAAAGCATTAAATTTATTTTATCATAAAGTAGTTAAATTACATTTTTACAAAGAATATAAGTTGTATAATCGTCTAACAAATATCGAATTCTTAAAGAAAGTTATTGAAAACGACAATATTTATTCTCCTACAGAAATTGAGTGTAAGGATGAAAAATATTTTCTAAAAGTAGTAAAAAAACATTTTAGTAACCCAATAGAATATGATGAAGAATTGTTAGATTGTTTAATTTAAAATTTACCAATCTAGCAAAGAAGGATACGAGCAGTTATAATATGTATTATATTTCTCTGAGGATATCTAAAATTAAACCATTTAACCTTGAAAGAGCATTAGCTGGAGATCCAATACAATGCAGAAATTCAGATATTAAAATTTTAGAATGGACATATTTTAAAGATTCTGAAGAGATATTCGCTTGTTTAAAGCTTACTTTCGGAGAGAAAGGAGTCTTTAGATACACAAAAAATGGTTATCTTTATCCTTCAGAAATTGTAGAAAATGAAATTGATTTAGTAATGGCCGAACCTCAAGAAATAAAAAAAGAGAAGAAAAAGTATTATATGGCTATTAAAAAACACGAAGGAAATCAAGGATTTTTCACAACTAATTTATATAGTACTAAAAAAGAAGTTGAGGATTTTTTACCAAGAGGTGATTTTTGTAAAAAATTATACAAAATCATAGAAGTTGAGATATAGTTGTATTGGGGTGAAAATCCCCACCATTCGCAAATTTAATAATAATACATTCCTCTTTGTTGTCGCTCCATTTTTTTTATTATTTTATAATGAGTTTTTGATATACATAAAATAAGAATATCAATCACTAAAGCAGATAGAATATAAAATATTTTTTCGTAAGTAATCTCATGATTTATTATCAATCCTAAAAAAATCATAAAAATAGAAAAAATTGCACAAATACAGCCAATAATAACTATTTTTTTTTGTTTTGAATAATTATTCATTCTAATTTTCTCCTTAAAGATAAAATATCATTTTTTATTTTATTAACTTCATCCATTATATTGTGGCAATAATTAATATTATGCTCTAATTTCCATAAAAAAATTTCCATTTGTTTTATATGATCTTCTAATATTTCTATTTTATCTTCTAATTCATATATCTTTTTTATATATGCTTCCAAACCAAGAGGAGGTTTAGGTTTTATTATTTTCTTATCTTCATTATTTTTATCTGTTTTTTTCTCTGCTTTTTTTATTAATTGCAAATCATAAAAAGCTCCTTTTACATAATCATCATGTT